ATCACCACAGCCCCAAACATAAGTCATGCCGTTCATATACTTTACACAAATAGCCGTAATTGGTTCAGTTGCAAGATATGGATCAGGAAACCCATTTTCAGAACCAACTTCAATATCGATTACTGCAATAGAGATATCATCAATCTTCCAATCAATCATACCTTTAAATTCATCTGCAATAAATGAATAGGCAAAACTATTGTTGCCATAGATTTTGAAGTTCTTTACTTCTTCATATCGTTTAATGAAATCACGAGCTTCACGGATGTTTTCAAACTTCATTGGCTCAAGATATTCACCTTCTAGATTTTTAAAATCAGTAGGTTTGTTAGAAGGCAAAAACAAAGTAGGCGTGTAAGCTACTTTTAACTTAACACGCCTACCATTCTTGATACCACGATAATAAATTGTATTGCCAAGAGAGGCAACATTTGTGTAATAGTTATTCATTCATACATTATATCAGAATTTAGGGATAGTAGAGGCAATTTCGATGCCTGAACCGAAAAGTTTGCTGTATTGATTTTCCAATTCAACGACTGGTGATGTAATACAAAGAACATCATTCATTTTGATTTTGATACCAGTTTTGAATTCAGTACAGAATTGTAGAAATGGAACAAACATCATGTTTGCACCTTTTTCACCAGGTTGCATTACAACCTGTACAGAGTTTGTAAGTGTGATTGTATCATTATCAATACAATCAACATCAGCCATAATAGTATGGTTGGTTTTAAATGTAACTAACTTAATTGACACGGACTCTGGCCTCCGCATCAATTACACCAATTGTCACCCAGCGTTTTGGGAACAACATCTCACGACTTTCATAATCGTGGAAGTTTAAATTTGGATCTCTCATCCAACCAAGAACCTCGACCTTATTGTCGAATTCACGAAGGTACAAATCATACCTATCTGCCTGAGGCAGTTTATACTCATTCACCAGTTTTCTGGCAAGGTCACGAACATTCATATTCATCCTTTAATTTTACACAAGAGTTTATTATACAACAGAAGCAAGCACAAGTCAAGCTTATATGTGGCAAAGTTCCACGTTGCATTGTTTTAAAAATTCAATACCAAGATTATCTCGGTATGAATGCCGATAGTACACAGAGTTTATACCTGATTGGTAAATTAATTTAGCACAATCAAGACAGGGTGCATGTGTAACAAATATGGTTGCACCATCTGTAGAGTTAGTAGACTTAGCTACTTTTGCAATCGCATTAGTTTCTGCATGAAGAACTTCTGGTTTAGATTTGTTATCTGCATCTTCACATACATTAGTCCAACCAGAAGGCATGCCGTTGTAACCAATACCAATGATAGTATTATCTTTTACAATAACACAGCCGACATGAAGTCTTTTTGCTGAAGACAATTCAGCATAGACTTCGGCCGCATTCATGTGTGCATCAATGAATTTTTCTTTCATTCTAGAAACGCCAATGGTACTTCTACTTTACGCAATCCATTTGCATAGAAGAAGAATGGTACAAATCTTTCATTTAAAAAACCAGGATATCTCCATGGATTAATTTCTGTGCAGTTGTATTGTTTAACACTTTTATTTGGGAATGTTTCAGAACAATTCTTCCAAATGTATTCCATGATATCAAAGTACTCATTCACAAGTTGTTTGAATAAATGTCTAGGTAAAATATAAACACATTCATAATTACAAATACTATAATCAGTAAACCACATCATATGTTTACGATAACTAGGATTTACAACTTGAATGCCTTCTTTAAATAGATTCCAATATTCAGGCAGTTGTGATTCTAAGTATTGATTCTCAATTGAATTATGCATCATACGATAACGACTACAAACAACATCAGCTGATTGTAAGTATCTTAATGCGGCTTCTTTTTGTGATTCTGATGTTAGTATCTTACATGATTCAACAGTAGATGGTACATGGAGTTTTTCACCCACATAACCAACACCCTGTTCAATCGCTAGATACCTGCGATACGATCCAACACCAAGATATTCTGAATCAGTATCATTGTTTGCAAGATAGTAATCAGTTGCTTGTTGGCCAATTGCTTTGAGGAAATCAAGTTCATCGATATGTGAATAATAATGGCGATACTTACTTACAGTATTCAGTCCACTATTTACATTTGTGTATTCACCATTTGGACTTGGTGGATGCCATTCAAAAGGACCAGAACCTCCAGCATAAGAAGCTTTAACCCAACTTGACTCAAAATTGAAAGCATACTCTTTGTGAGTATGTATCATCATATTAATATTCATAATAATCCTAAAAACTAATCAATAATCGTTAACTTTTTTTCCGATATTGTATTTTGCTATCAAGTCCCATTCATCTTTTTCTTTAAAAGATATAATCTTTATTTGATGCAATGGTGCTATGTTGTCAGTAAGAATCTCTGGATTGATAATCTTAACTAGACCCCATTCTTCTAACAAAACTGCAATTGCGTTTCGTCTTTGTATATCATTCTCAGATATGTTAGATGGCTTACCATCCAATGCAAATAGCTCTTTAAAATGTACAATATAATATTTGCCTTGCTTATGCAATATGTGGCAAGATTGGTATAATACTTTTTCTTTACGAGAAGATACACCAATTCGTGTAAGAGTTTCCCGAACCTTTAAAAAATCATCCTGTTCGTTGAGTGTAACCTCAACAAACTTTGATAAATCAACCATATCATTTCCTTAATCCACCGGTATCGGTTTGTTCTTTTAGTTTTTGGATTTGTTCTTTACTCAGAATCCGTAACGCTTCGCTGGCTTTAGAATTTGAATAGTTGAAGATTTGCTTAACACATTCTATATCTCCACTCTGTTCAGATTTCTTAGCCCACTTAGCAAACGGCCTCTTTTGAGACCTGACGGTATTTAGTAAAAAGTCATTCTGCAACTTCTTATCAAGGAAATGTCTACGATTCATCTCATTCGCATACAAGATACAATCTTTATGTTGAGAAAGACCACGGTTGATTAGAAAAGGTTCATACCCTTTCTCTGTGATATCATCAACAATAAGTTGTTTCTTGTTCTGAAGAATTGCATTCAGATAGTCAAATGGGTTCATGTTGCCATCCTTATCAAACCAATACTATCTATAGTTGTAAGAAGCAAGTAGTTAGCCAACATGCCAAAAGATTTCCGAGAATAAGCAGCCCAAGCATAGAGGCTACAGCCGAGGATCCAAACAGGATAGAGAGAAAGTAAAGGCGGATTGGGTACTGTAATAGCCATGGTAATAGAACACCCAATACTAATGCCCCAAGCAAGCAACTCAATGCAAAAACGAAACCGATTAGAATTCCAATCATTTTTAATCCATTCTACAGTAGGTTTAAATAAATCTATAATCATGTGAACTCACATTCTACCATAATCTCTGTCAAACAAGCAACAGTATTGATTTCATGGTCAGCAACAAATGCAGCCTTGTATTGGTAGTCAGCAAGAATTAGAACTGCTTGAGGAATAGACTGCGGTTTCATTACATCATATAATGAATCATATATCTTGCGATAGAAGATTGTTGAGTCAATTTCATGTGTTGCAACCCATTTACGAATTGAAGTAAAATCTTTCGACTTAACAAATCCAATAATCTCATCAATTGATACATCACCAATCTGTGCAAGAATGCCAGTATCGATTTTACCGAACTGAGAATATCTTTGTAACTCATTAATGATTCTACGAAAATCAGGAAAGTGTTTCTTGATTAACTCAGCAACAACTTTATCATCAAAGTCAATCGATTCACTTTGCAAAACTGTCTTGATTCGTTTAAAGAAGGCAGTCGCCATTTTGGCGTTCTCACCATTCTTTAGATTGAATTCAATTACAGCACAACGTGAATGTAATGGTTCGATGATACGATTCTTGTAATTACAAGTAAAGATGAATGAGCAGTTGCCTGCAAATTCTTCAATCGCATTACGCAAAGCAGGTTGCGTAGAATTTGGGTTTAGATAATCAGCCTCATCAATGATGATGACTTTTCGGCCACCACTAAAACTCATTGATGATGCATAA